TTTTGTACTCCTTTCGTGTGTTTTGAATGATTTTTATGCTTGAACCGTGGCCACGGTTACGACTTAATGGAGGAACTGCTGAAACTGCTGCGCCATCGCCTGCAGCTGGTTCAGCTGGTTTTGTGACATTTTGCCGGATTGCAGCAGCTTTTGCACCTCTGCTTTCGGGTCGCCCTGAAAGCTGGCCTTGAACTGCTGAAACTGCTGCATCATCTGTCCGAACTGGCCCATAGGGCCGGACATGGCAGGCATACCGCCGCTCAGAATGTTAAAAAGAGGGTTTGCCATACTTATTTGACCTCCGTTTCAGGCTTTGTGGGCTCTTGCTTTTCCAGCGCCGCACAGCGGGCTGCCAGAGCGTCAAACTCTGCTCTGGTGACAAACTCCCCGCCGGGCTGCTGCGCCGTCTGAGGGGGCATTTTTGTCGCCGTGGTGCGTTCCTTGTAGTCAAAGACGCGGAGAGGCAGCGGCATCCCGCTGGCGTCGGTGCTCTTGATGTAAAAAGCGCTGTTTTCGCTGTCCATCAGCAGTACGCTGTTGCCTGCGGCGACCATATAGGCTTTTGCGCCCTCTTCTCCCTGCACCCAGATGATGGATGGCGTAGCCTGTGCTGTCTGTGCTGTCGGCTGCTGCATCATGGGAGACTGATAGCCCACTCCCTGCCTGAGTTGAGCGAGGTTGTCTGGCATTGGCTGGCCGTAGTATGTCGGCATCTGATACGCATACGGATTGTAAGGCATCGTTTACTCCTCCTTATACCAGTAGTAAATCGGGCATTCTGCGCCGCTGTCCCAGTTGTCCCACCACGCACCGTCGATCACGGTCAGGACGTGGCCGGAGCAGCCCAGTACATACACGCCGCGCGGGTACTCCCGGGCAAAATCTGCCACGGTGTAACAGGTGGTGCAGTCCGCCTCCACCAAACGGCGCTTGAACCCGCGTTTTTGAAGGTATGCGCCCCATGTGCGGTTGGCGCTGGGCATATCGCCGAGGGCGTAGCCGGTGAGCGTCAGCGCAATATACGCCTGCTCCCAGCTCTGACCGGTGGCCGCAGCTACCGCCCGCACTGCGCAGTCCCCGACGCTGCTCCCGCGCGGGTTTGGGTTAAACCTGTGCCACATGGCACCCCCTCCCTTTGCGCCCAGTGTACTTTTTTAAATCGCAGGGAGAGACAACGAACGCACAACGAAGGACAAAAAAAGAAAAGCGCCCACACAGCACAGGGCTGTATGGGCGCTCAAACATTTGCACGCAATGCGTATAAAATTTTTAAAAAAGCCTTGACAAATACACGCAATGCGTGTATAATAAAGACGATGAAAGACACCACACAATGGAGGTAACAATTATGAAAAAACTCACTGCTGACGAGTTCGCAACCAAGGTTATGGCCACCGGTACCGAGCTTGAGGTCGATGAGCTTCGCACCCAGTCCCTGCGGAAGTACGATCGAGAATGGTCCGAAGAAGAGATCCCGGACGATGAGCAAGCCGTCGTGCTTGACATCTACGCCCACATCAACGTGCACGATGGGGATGTCAAGACTGAAGATCTGAGTGCATCCGATTATATGCTGACCGCGGAAATGCAGCTGACGCAGCAGCAGGCGGATGCCCTGTACAATGGCGACCCGGAGATCGAGCAGATCGAGCGCCAGATCATCATGGAGGAAATTTATCCGCAATACGAAGCTTTCTTGGAAAGCATGCAGTAAACAAAAAAGTCCCCCAGACGGCGCGCGAACACCGACTAGGGGACTTTAGTGAAAGACACCTCACACGGAGGTATCTATACTATACAACAACACATATCAAAAATCCATAGGAGGCCGATTATGTACACAGCTGAACTTTTTTCAATGGCAAACGATCCAAAGGCGGTAAAAGAGGTGTTCTTAAATAACGTCACCCTCAGCATCCCGGAAGATGCCGCCGGGTGCATAGATCTGGACGCTGAAAAACGGCGCCTTGCCCAGATCTGGGATGTTGCGCACATGACCATGAAAGAAATCGTTGACGCTTCCGGCTTGTCGCAGACCGCTTTTGCAAAGCAGGCGGGCGTCCCGCGGCGCACTGTGCAGGACTGGTGCGGTGAAAAGCGTGCGTGCCCGGCGTATGTCAGATTCCTGTTGGCCGAGCACTATGGGCTGCTGTGAGGAGGCGGTTCAGATGAAAGACGATCTGACCGGCCGGGTATTCGGCTTTTGGGAAGTCATCGGCCCTTCCGAAAAGCCTTACTACTACACTTGCCGATGCCTGAAGTGCGGCACCGTGAAAAGTGTCTACAAAAGTACATTGCTGCTTGGCAAAAGCTCTATGTGCCTGAAGTGCGCAAAATCCGGGCCGTGCCCGGGCAAGACGGCCGCTTTTATTAAAACAGCTCAGGAGCGCTATCTGGGCCAAGTGGTCAACGGGTGGAAGATCATCGAAATCCTACCCCCTCGAAAGCCAGAGGTCTCCATGCGGTGCAAAGCAGTCTGCCCGCAGTGCGGAAAAATCGTTGAAGTCAGACTTTCAAGCATAACGCGACACGCTAATCCGATACTTCGGTGCTCCAACTGCAACCGTGACATAAAGAAGAAGTCCGACGCAATCCACAGCACCGCATGGGCTGACGGTTCCAGCCTTGTTTCCGTCAAAAGCCGCATGAGTGGAGCAACCAACCGGAACTCAACCACGGGTGCAAACGGCGTTTCCCGTCTGGCAGATGGCCGGTATAGGGCATACATCAACTTCAAGCGAAAGCAGGTCTTTCTCGGCAAATTTTCAGCTCTTGAGGATGCCGTGGCGGCTCGTAAAGCTGCAGAGCAGCTCATATATGGCGAGTACCTTGACCAGCATGCCGGATGGGAAGAAGAGCTAAAAGAAAAGCTGAAAGAGCTGAAAGACAAAAAATAGCAAAACCCCCGATGCTCCAAACGGAACACCGGGGGTTTTGTGCTGCCAAAACGGCAAAGTCTAAAATCAAGAGCGGGACTGCCCACAGGCAATGCCGCTCTCTACAAAGGCCGCAGCCTTTCAAATATCCGCCCTAATGCGCTTCTTCGAGAGGCTGGGAGGATTTATTGAGATAATTATACCACAATCCGTGCAAAAAGAAAAGCGGCAGACCCGAAAGCCTGCCGCTTCAATGCGTTTCGTGAGAAATCACACCCAATTAGGATTATGATATCACACATCCAGCACTTTATCAATAATTTTCAGCCTATTGCCGATTGATGTCCGACAATACGGCACACGCGCTGCAATATCAACTTGGCATAGCTGGTCAACGTACCGCAACCGGGCAATCTTCCGGTCATACCTCCCAAGCGGCGCACGTTTTATCACAGCTTTTATCTGTTCTGCATTAAGCCCTTGCAACGCTGGCGGAAAGACTATGCGAGCCGCCGCCACAGGTAGCACCGATCCAGAAAGGCTGCGGCAGCTGTCCGGCGTTGCGCACCATATTGCCAAGCACGGCGAACCGGTGACGTTTTGTCACCATTTTCGTGACGTGCCGAAATTGCTCTTGTGCGGCGTACATTTTGTTAGTGTCAGCAAAACGCTCGTATGTAGTGCTTGCCATGATATCCTCCTTACTCCGTAATTTTCTCAGCGTTCGCCTTGTCCTCAGCATCCAGCGCATCGTAGTACGCCTGCGCCAGAGCTTCCACCTCTGCGATGTCGTCCTCCGTCAGCAGGCCGCTGTCCAGATGGGTATACGCTTTATCCAGCCAGTATGCCACGTCGCGTCCTGCGGCAATCTCGCGCTTGATGGAGCGCAGGGTCAGGTCATGCCGTGCTTTACTTTTGATAGCCATGTGTACCTCTTTAGTTAATTACTTTAATTCAAATGGTGTAACTTCGTTAGTTTCATCTGTCGCATTTGAAATCTTATCTTCTGCAATAAGCGACGAAATTACGTGCCCTCTCCAATAATTCTTTGTTGCACTACCTCCCTGTGAAAATACCGCTTTTCGGATTCCACCGCATTTTTCAATGATAAGCGAGAATGGCATATCTCTATTTGGATTAGTAGAACGCATTTGCAAATCCAACCCGTCAAATTTGCATCCAATAAAAGAAAAAGATGCCCCATGATAAATGTTTAAATCAGAATATGGATAAACATTGTCATGCCACTGTACACCTGCTGTACTCTCAGAATTTCTAAAAATACAGTTTTTGAAAGTTACAGTTTGATTAAAACTTCCACCGCACCCAACAACAGGGATATTATGATACTGTCCTTTAGGTGTACCTTTCCAGTCAAAAATACAATTTTCAATCAAAATATTTTGGTCTGAATTTGCTTCAATATGGAATAAATAGCGTGTATTCATTCCTTTTAATGTAAATCCTTTCAAACCAGAAGCCCATTTTCTTGAAGCCTTTCTTCCGTTAAAATGAAATAAACACATGTCAGAACGAATTTTTTCTGTATAGGTTTCGCTTGTAAATCCAGTGAATCCATCCCATTCTAATACTGTAAGTTCCGGGTGCTCTATATCTTCTGATTCGATATAAATATGGTCTTTAACATTGACACCTTTATAACTTCCAGTTGTAATGTCTCCTGCATATTTTTCTTGCAAATCTGTATATGTTCCTTTTGCAACAATAATTTTATACGGCTTTTCAGCGGAACTATCTATAATTGATTCATTCGCATGGAAAATTGAAGCGTATGGCTTTTCTTTAGAACCATCTCCCGTGATATCAGAACCACTTTTTGAAACATACAACTTAATAGGTTCTATGCCTTTAATTTCTGAAATATCCGATTTCACATTTACAATATCGTCTTTAATTTCTGAAATATCCGTAATATTTTTACCACTAATTGACATCGAAACAGAAAGACGTATCGTATCGTTGGTTCCGGATTGTTCAAAAGTCGCATTACCAGCACTATTCGTTCGTGTTGGTGGTGTTGATAAAATGTAATCATCTTCATACACATTCATGTATCCTGTAAAAGCATATGAAAAACTTCTTGTAAGACAATAAATGTGAAGATAATAATTTACATCTTTGTAAATCATTCCATTTAAATCAAAAGAAAAATTGACAAACGTTGAGTTGTTCACCCATTCATAATTGGTTGTTGCAGACGCAATAATAGTTTTTCCATCATTTTGAAGAAGCTCACAATGAAAATCATTGCTACTATCCACATATGCATTATTTACAAAACAACTAAAAGAAATTGATTTGATATTACAATTAACTTTTGATGTAAACGGAAACCAAACATGCCGAAAAGAAATAGATTTATTCCACTTGTCTGTTGTTGCGGTTATCTTTTTTTCAAACTCATATATAAGATTGGAGCTACCTAAATCTTCCTTTAGCTGATTTTCTACCCCCTTTGCCCGGGTGGCTTCTGCAACAAGGTCATTCCCTACGTCCTGGATCGCGTCACCTGTGGCTTTTGCGTCAGCGGCTTCGCCCTCGTGGGTGAGGGTGGGGTCTAGTGCTACGGCAGGGCCAGTCTCACCTTTAGGGCCTTGAGGGCCGGTATCACCCTTTTCGCCCTGTGGCCCCTGTGCACCACGAGGACCAGTCTCACCCTGCGGGCCGACCGGGCCGATGGGGCCAGGATCGCCCTTGTCACCTTTCTCGCCTTTGAAGTCACCGCTTGCAATGCCGTCCTTCAGTTCCTGCAGGCTGCCAGCGGCTTCCTGAGCACTCTGGCTGGCATTTCCAGCACTGGTGGCAGCAGCACCGGCATACGTATCAGCCTGCTCTGCAGCGGTGTGCACGGCATCCACCAGCTGCTGCCATGCAGGAGTGCCCGGTTCCGGCTCTGTGCCGTCCTCCGTGCCGCTGTTGGCGCTGACACGATACCGCAGGTCTGCGCTGGTGACGGTCTTGGTGCCGTCGCTGCCCTCAAAGGTAATACAGCCATTGCCGGGCTGTGCGGTCACGCTGGCGGGCACATCCACATAGCCGTCCACCACCAGCGAGGATGCCGGGTCTTTGCCGTCCGGCACGTGCCAGAAGCAGCGGATAGCCAGCCCTTCCCACTCGCCGGAAGCGGTGACGGCAAGGCGGTACACGCCCCGGTTTTTGGTGTAGCCAAAGCGCACCAGCTGCTCATAGCCTGGCACTTTGACGACGCCATTGGATGCAAGAGATACGCTTTGCTCGATCATGCTTTACTCCTTGTTGATGGTAGGCTTCTTTTCTGCCAGTGCCTTTTTCATCATGCTGACGGCCTTTTCGATCACACTGTCCAGCACTTCATCGGTGATAAAAGGCTTCAGCCAGTCCGGCAGTGCGCCGCGCAGCGCGGCAAAGACCTGTGCCTTTTTCTTTGCGCCCTGACCGCTGCCCATGATGCTGTCCTCGGCGATGGTCACGAGCTCCAGCGCCCAGTCCTTGACGTACTGCTTGTACCCCAGCCGGATGGCACCAACGGCCAGCGCGGCAAAGCCAATAAACATCAGTACCAGTGCGATGGGTGCGGGGATAAAGTTAAGAATTGCTTCCATGTTTTGTTACTCCTTCCATGAGGTAATTATCGATTTTTTCCTTGCTGGCCTGCATAGCGGGCACGTTGTTTCCGGTCAGCTGCGCTTCCAGCAGGGCACGAACGGCTTCAAGCGTCAGGCGGTTTACTTCGTCGATTTCCCCGAAGCGGGACAAATCGCGCCCAAGCGCCAAAGAATGTTGCGCATAGCCCGTTTCTAGCGTTTGCAAGCGCTTGTCCATCTCGTCAAGCCGCTTGTTCTGCGCATCGTCGGGGGCCTGCGCCTTTTTGATGTACTTGTGGATGATGTCCAGCACCTTGTCGATGGTGATGACAGCAGCGCACAGGCTGCCCAGAATGCCCAGCACCCACAGTAAAGCTTCTTTTTCGGTCATGTACCCTCCCGGAGACGGGTCAGACCCTTCTTGCGGATGATTTTCGGGTAGTTGATAGTGGTCACATTGAGGTCAACGTTGCCACTGATGCCAGGCACGCTGCCCTTGCTGGTGTGCTGGTGGGCATTGTACTTGAAATCCACCTTCGGGGTCTTGCCGGTGTAGTCGGCAAGCCAGACGTCCCACCGAGAGGACAGCCGAGCCATGTCCAGCTCGTACTTGTAACCGGTGTAGGTGTAGAGCTGGGCGTAGAACCCCATCTTTTCCACCTGTTCCAGCGCGTAGGCGGTGAGGTTGGTGAGGTCGAGGGTGCTCATGGGCTTGAGCTCATTTTCCTCCACGTCCACCGCCACCGGAAGGGTCAGCTCCTTGCCGTAGACCGCCTGCCGCACAAGGGCAAGCTCTGCATCGGCCATCGCTTCGCTGGTGGCGTAGGTGTAGTAGTACACGCCCACGTCCAGCCCGGCAGCTTTGGCGCTGCGGTAATTGTCCTCAAAGGTGGGTTCGATGTACAGGCCGTCTGCCCGCTTGGAGAGCTTGCGGTTGGTGCTCACCGTCTTGAGCATCGCTCCCTTGTAGCCTGCCGCTGCCACCTGCGCCCAGTCGATCGCACCCTGATAGCGGCTCACGTCGATGTACCGGTATGGCGGGTCGCCCTCCCAGCCGGTGGCGGCATCCTCAACGGGAGTCTCTCTGGGCGTTTCCGGCGCAGAACTTTCGCTGTCCACGCCGAAGAGCACCTTCACCAGCCCCACCAGAAATTCCAAAAGTTTTTCCATCGCTTACTTCTCCTGTACGATCTCCTCAAAGCCGCTCTTGATAAGAATCGCCTTGACCTTCTCCTTCAGCAGGCGGGGGCAGCGCTCATACAGCGCCTTTGCATCCTCCATAGTCTCAGCAGACATAATTTCCTGCGCCCACAGCATTGCCATCATACGTACCATCCTTTCGATTTTTTGTGTGATTTTATGCATAAACAATCTCGCTCATTTCAAGCAAGCACTGTTTCAACATCTCGTTTTCTTTTTGCAGCGCCGCCACCGTCTCCGGCAGCTTCTCCCGGGCTTCGGCCTTTTTGCGCTCTTCTTCCTGCGCGGCCAGTTCCTCGGCGGTGTAGCGGATGTACTTCTGGATTGGCACTTTCTCAACCCATTCCTCCTGCGCCTGAACGCCGGGGCGGTCAATGATTTTCTGCACGTCCTTGCCACCGTTCGGATACTCGGTCACGGTCTCCCAGTGCCACTGCTCTTCCACGCCCTCTACGGCGGGGTGGGTGACTTCTTCGGTGCTGCCGGTCAGGTAGCCAAGGGTCAGGTCGGGGCTTTCCACGACCGCGCCGGTCTCGTCAAGAATTTTCATAAGTCAAAACCTCCTTTCTCAGGCCACGCGGTGCCAGATGTGCACATAGTAGGCGGCGGGCTGCACGGTGGTGCTGCGTCCGTAGATGGCATTGGACTTGGATGCGTCAAAAGATACGGTGCAATTACTGCCGTATGAACCGCCTTCGTAACCAGCCAAACCGCCATTGTTTGTGTTTATAGAAAGAGCGCCGCTGTTAGATAAATTTGGGTATGCTGTGCTCGCCACACCAGAGAATGAGCCCTTGAGGTTCGGCAGACCGGCCTTAACAGTGCTGCCTGCCGCGTGGGTGCTGGACGCGCCCATCAGCACTCGCTCGGACGCGATCTCCTCCCAGCTGCCGCCGAACAGCGCGGCGGGGCTGGTGGGGTCTTCCGAAACCCAAAATTTGATTTTCGCATGGTCTTCTGCCAGAGCGTCCGTAATCAAGGTCTTTACAGCGTCTGCGCTTATCACACCTTTCAGAGCGTCACCAACAGCCTTTCCGTCAGCCGGAGCGCCCTCGACGCTCAGCGTCTTATCGGTGCTCACGATGGCCGCAGCCCTGTCCGCGTCAGCTTTGGCAGAAGCGGCAGAGCTTCCCGCGCTCTTTGCGTCTGTGGACGCTGACTGTGCGCTTTGGACCGCGCTGGTGGCGGCAGTCTGGGCCGTGCTTTCGCTCTCTGCAGCTGCTGCGGCCTTTTCCGTCGCTGTGCTGGCTGCTCCGGTGGCGGTCTGAGCGGCCTGCAAAGCGGCCTGCTGCTGGTCTGTCACTTCCTCGGCGTACTGCTTGACGTACTCCATGCCCTGTGCGATGTCCTCGCGGACTTCCACGCCGCGCTCTGCGGTGCGAATCCCCGCAATTGCTTCGTCAAAGGTCTTGTCCATAAATCTCTCCTTTCTCAGCCTTTGAGCGCCCGGCTCAGGTCGTAAGCATCAGACGCCTTGCGGGCAGTCAGAGACTGCAAATCGCTGAGGCTGGAAAACTCGGTGCCAAAGGTAAACTCCTTTTTATCCGGTGCATCCAGAGGCTCCACCAGCTTGGAGCACAGCAGCCACGTATCCACGCCGTGGGCCGCCGAAAAGATATGCGTCTGCTTGCCGATGGCAAGGCGGTCGATATCAATGCCCGCGTCTTTCAGATCCACAGCCTTCACGGCCATGCCGTTCAGGTACCGCAGATTTTTTGCCAGCTCTTCCTCTGCGGCGTTCAGCAAAGACTGAGCATTGTTGTAGTTGCCCTCGACCTGGATCACCTTGGTGATGATGCCGTAAATCTTTTGCGCTTTAACGTCATTGTCTGTCTGGGAGATGATGCTCTGGATGTCCACAAAGGGCCACGTTTTCTCGGTTTTTGTGCCAAAGGCAATGACTCGTGTGCAGATGTCTTCAGCTTTGGTGTAGCTGGTCAGATCCAGCATGTTGACCCCAAAGGCAATGGTCTGGGGATTCTTGTCCGTGATCTTCTGCATGTAGTCCAGGTAGCGGCGCGGGTGGCCGTCTGCATCGGTGCCGTGGCGGATCACAAAATAACCGCCGTACTTGTCCGTGAGTTCACTTTGCAGGATGTCCAGCGTTTTGCCGTAATTTTTGCCATCTCCAAAGCTGTAAGTGGGTTCTTTGGTGTCAAAAGCAAAGCGGCTGTCAGCCTTGCCGTTGATCGCAAGACTGTACGAGCCGCCTTTTTTGGTGATCTTGTAGGTGCCGGATTCAGTGCCTTTTGTAATGTCGTAGATGGAGTGTGTGCCAAAGTCCTTGCTGCAGGTCGGGCAGGAAACATACGCATTTGCAACGCTGACGCTTGCATTCCACGTCTTGCCGTTTGCGTAGGCCACAGGGTATCGGACGCGGAAATTGTTGTCACCGATGCGGGAGATCACCCGGTTGTTGAGGATTCTTTCCTCGTTGAGCGGCCACGACAAGCAAGATGGGCTGTACTGATACTCCTTTTCCTCATAAAAAATCGAGACTGTAGAATCGACCGGGTCTTTGATCGCCCAGTGGTTTATGCGGTCGCCATCGTCAGAGTCATAGTGATAGCCGGACTGCTCCACCTTGAGACCGTCGATGTAGGGCACCACCATAGGGGTGTCCATCTGCACATTGCCGGGAGTGAACGCCTTGAAAGAATCCACCTGCGCACTGTGATTGGCACAGACCCACTCCAGAAACTGCGAAAAGCTCACGTTTCTGGCGCTGTAAGGCGCGGTGCCGCTGTCGTTGAGGTAGGCCATTTCGCCCTCGCAGTAGACTTTCTGACGCACCAGAAAATCTTGCTCGTGGTTCATGACGCGGCCCTGCCAGATCTGCTTGTCGTCCTGCTGCACCTCCACCACCGTCATGAGCTTTTGGAGCGCGGAGTGCGCAACGTTGCCCAGCGGCAGGGTGAACTCCAGAGAACCGGCCTTGCCCACCTCGCGGGTCAGCGTGGGGCTGATGAGCTTTTTGGTGTCGGTGATGTCCCCGGGGTCGTGGATGCAGGCTTTGGTCACCCACGTGTCAACGCCGGTCTGGATCCCGGCATAGATCTTGTAACTCATAGGCTTGCCCCCAAATACTTGATGCTAATACTGCAGTCTGCCGATGCAGAAAAAACGAGGGTGCCCACCACACCGTCCGGCATGGTAAGGCCCTCGATATACTGCCAGTCGGTGGACTTGGCCAGAATGCCTACCTCAAAGCCATTGAGAGACACCGCGATGTCTGCGGCGGTCTCGCTGCGCTGGAAGTAGATGCCGGCCGCACGGGGTGCACCGGTGATGGAAACCTCTTTATCCTCGCCCGCCTTGAGCGGGATGTCCGTGTAGTTGCGTACGATGTCCGTTTCAAAGCTGAAGTCATCCCACAGCCAGTCGTTGGAGCCATCGTAGACGCTGCGCTTGAAGGGGTTGCAGGTGCCGGTGATGGTAAAGGTGCTGGAAAGCCGGTCGCGGGACGGCGAGACCTTCCACAGCCCTTCCCAGTACCACGTGGGATCCTCGTCGAACTTGCACCGCAGCCACTTGCCGTGGATGGCGTTGGCGATGGTGCTTTCGATGCTGGGCCACTTGCTTTTCGGGACATTGCAGAGCAGCTCCATGGTGATGGTGCGCTTTTTATAGTGCACCTTGCCATCGTCCCATGCGGTGAGGTTGAGCAGGGTGTCCGATCCGGTGACCTGTACAAGGTACTCATCCACCTCGGCAGCGCCGATTTTGGGACTGCCCACCTTGAGATACAGCCCCCAGTCTTTCAGGGTGTGGTAGTCCCCGATTTTTGCGCCCAGAAGCTTTGCCATTACACACCCCTCGCTTTCCGTGTCACCGTCACGCCGATGCGTGCATCGACGTTGGTCGCCATGCGGGGCGACAGCACGCCCACCAGCTCACCGGAGTCCATGACCACCTGACCCTTGCCGATGTCGGGCAGATGTTCGTCCAGCATCCCCTCGATGCGTTCCAGAATGCTGGTCTGCCGGTCAACAATGGACTGCTGGCCGGTGACGCGGTACTGCAGGGCTGCGCGGGTGGAGAAGGTGCCCAGACTGTCATACACGCCGGTCTTGTCAAAGGGGCTCTGGTAGTGGCTGACGGGCTGCTGGTCGTTCTTCTTGTTCATCCACATAGCAAGGCCGATGCCGCCAGCGACTGCACCCACGCCCAGGATCAGGGCAAGGACGGGGTTTGCTGCCACAAAGGACACGATGTTGCCCAGTGCAGAGGTGATGCCGCCTGCCATGCCGGAAAAGTCCTGCACGATGCTGCCCAGAGTGCCGCCCACGCCGCCGGAGCCTGCAAGGCCCTGCACGATCTCAGAGAACGCCTTTACAGACGTAGTAGCGCCATCCACTCCGGCAGTAATTCCGTTTGTGAAAATGCTCTGGATAGACCCCAGCGCCTTGCCGATGCCGCCGCTGAAGTAGCCCTCATTGACCGCGGTCAGTGCCTTATTGAGCCAATCAGAGATCACATTACGCTGTCCCTGCGACACTTCGCCCCAGATCAGATTGACAAAATCCAACCCAAGACTTGCCCAGTCGCCGTTTTTGGCGTCTTTGAAGGTGTTCTTTACCAGCCCGAAAATGCCCTTATCCAGCTGGCCGGAAGCCTCGCTCAGCTGCTGGTCAATGCGGCTCTGGGTGCCCTTTACGCTCTTGTCGATCTCGTTGGAGGTCTCCGTCACCTTGTCTTGAATGCCGTCGATGTAGGTGATGATCTTCTCGTAGGTCTCCGCGCCGTTCTTGCCGATGCGCTGGCCGGTCTCCGTGACGGTCTTTTTGATATGTTCGCTGCCGTCCGCGTACTTTTCCACTGCCTGCTGCACCTTTGTGGTGATGCCGTCAAAGGTGGTTTCCGAGACGTTGGTAAAGGTGCCCAGCAGCGTTTTTGACATGTCGTCATAGGTCTTTGTGACCTTTGTGACCGTGCCGTTGACTTTGGTCTCGACCTGCTTAAAGGTCGTGGCGACGCCGTTCACCATTTCCTTGCCGGTCGTGGTGGTGGTCTCGGTGATGCGGTCTTTGATTTTGCCCGCGCTGTCCTTGACCTTTTCGGTGAGGGTTTGGATGCTGGTGGTCACGGTGCCCAGCGCGTTCTGTGCGGTGGTCGTAGCCGTGCTGGAGATGGACGAAATGACCGTTTCGGTGGTGGACTTGGAACCGGAGGAGCCGGATCTTTTGCCGCCGGAAGAGCCGCTGCCACCGCCTGTGGTGACGATGGAGCTGCTGTTGGTTTCTTTTATTCCGTACTGCTTTTTTAGACGCTCGCCGTATTCTTTCCAGTAGTCTGTGTCTTTTTTGCCGGCCTTTTTGTTTTGGTAGTCGTTGTTAAAAGCTTTCTGGTAGACAGCGTCCCAGTCGCCGTGGAAAATGCCTATTTCTCCGCTTTTCAGCGCGTCAAAGACAGCTTTTAGGCCAACAGCAGAAGATTTGGCCTTGTCAATGACGGTGGTAAGGCCGGTGATCTCTCCAATCAGGCCTTTCCAGCCGTCAAGCTTATAAGCTTCCTGTGCTGCGACGACCATGTCGTTCAGCTTGCCAATCGCAACGCCGATTCCGCTGCTCAAGTCACCTGTCATAAGACCCGCCAGCTGCTTCACATTGTCCTTCAGGGTAGACACGCGGCCATTCATGGTCTGACTCTGGGTGTCCATGCTTTTGTAGTAACGCCCGCCCTCTTCGGATGCGGCCTGCAAAGCCTGCGTCAGCAGATCATAACTGATGGTCATGTTCTGCACTTCGGTGGTGGACTTGCCTGTGTAGTCGGCCAGAATGCCGTAGACGTCGATGCCGGCATAAGCAAACTGCTTGATATCAGCCGTTGTGGCCTTGCCGGTGTTGGCGATCTGCTGCAGGTTCTGAGACATGCGGCTCAGCTCGTCGTTGCCTCCGCCGGTCGCAGAGACCGCGTCGCCCAGCGCCAGAATCGTGCTGCGGGCATAGGAAGCGTTCTCGCCTGCAGAGATCAAGTATTGGTTTGCCTTTGTCAGGGACTCGACATCAAACGGGGTTTTTGCCGCGTCTTCCTGAATCTGGCTCATGACCTGTTGGGCGGCTTCCGCGCTGCCCAGCATATTGGTAAAGCCGGTGGTGTATTTCTCGATCTGGGCGTTGTACTCGATGCCGGAAGAGATGAACCCCTCTGCGGCACCGAGTGCGGCGGAGCCGAGCTTCGAGAAAACGCTCGCCATGACCGTGCCCTGCGTAATAGCGCTGGCCAGAGATTTGCCGGACGCTTTATCCGTGGAGCTGGCAAAGCCATCCATGCCGTTGCTTGCAGCTTTCAGCGCGGTCGTGGTTGCTCTGAGCTGCGCTTCTGCCTGCGCCAACATGGTCTTGAGATTTTTGGTCTCAGAGGACGCTTTGCCGGTCTTGCCCACCGATTCGTTGTAGCGTCTGGTCAGCTCCACTACGGCCTTTGCGGCCTTGCTGTACTCTCCGGACAGCGAAGAAACGGTCTTTTTCGTCTCGGATTGCACATTCTGGATGCTCTGCCGGTAGGCGCTGTCGTCCAGCCCGAGGGTGACGCTCAATTCAAAAAGTTTCAGGTTCCATCACCCCCGTTCAAGCCATTTTTAATGCGTGCTATCACTTCATCAGCGGACGGCTGCGGCGGCTGTGGGCGGTTTTCCACAAGCCCGGCCACCATGTCGTACCACCGTTCTTCTGCGCCTATAAGGTGCGCCAGAGCGTCCGTCATGTACGCCTGATAGCTGAGTGTGATGCGCTCTTGCCGCAAAACGTTCAGGCAGTGCTGCAAAATGTACGGCCTGCCAAACAGCCGCAGCGCGTCCGGGCTGATGGAAGAAATCAGGCGTCTGTACCCGCCAGCACCAACGGCAGACACCAGAGCAAAAAATCCATCACATCATCGTTGTTCAGCAGTTCTTTCACCGCGCGCATCTTCTTGAACGGGCCGATGTTTTCAACCACCCCGTTTTCATCCACGTCCGGCTCATAGAGCAGCGGAAGCAGCTTTGCGGTGGCAGCGGCATTGTCGAACAGCAAGCTTTTTGCCATAGCCTGAATGTTCTTTTTTGCCTGCTCCTTCTTCTTCTGTTCCAGCTCCTCCGGCGTTTCCTCGCCGGTCAGGACCGGCAGAACCTTGCGCAACTCCATGATCTTGGATTTTTCCAAGACCTCTTCCGCCACATCGGCGATCTGCCAGCAGTGGCGCAGAAACTCTTCATCGGGCAGCTCTGTCAAAAATTTCATGCGGTGTCCTCCTTATGCTGCGGCCTTGGGGCTGTAGTACCACTCCATAGGCACGGTATCACTGCCCAGACGGGGGCAGCCGGTCAGGGTGACGGAGATGTTGCCCTTGCCCTTGTCGGTCGTCTTCAGGGTCAAACCGCCGGTGGAGAGTGCGTTCATCAGACGGACAGCCACAAAGCCACCGTCAATGGTGTCGCCGACCCACCAGATGTCCTTGAAGTCACCGGTGCTTTCAGTGGGATCCAGCGTCATGCGGGGCGTGACCTTCTTTTCTGCCACATCGGCTGCACCAAGGGCCAGCTTGATAACGTCCGTTGTGACGTTCAGGGCCGTAAAGGCCAGCGTGCAGTCGTAGTCCTCGATCTGCATCAGCTCTGCGGTGTTCTTCTGGGCGTTGTCCACGTCCGCGCCTAGATCGGTGAAGTTTGGCTTGCAGGTCGCGGTGATGCCGCCGGAGGTGGCGCAAATGATGTCTGCGTCCTGGATCTCGGTCGTGCCGGACGGGTCAAATTTGTTCAGCACGACACCGGCATTGATTTGCATGGACTCGAACGCTTTCTGCGAAATTTTGGAAAATTTTCTTGCCATATTGCTCCTTTACTCACGGTATAAGCCGTGTAAGTTCAAAAATAAGAAATTCGCACAGATACCCTTCAGGCGTGTTGTTGAGTGGCTGTGCCCACGGGGTGCCTTTGCGCAAAAGAATAGCGCCGCCCTCGCAGGAAAGCGTTATGCTGTCCTCAAGGGCCGCGCTGATCGTATCTTCGGTTTGCAGGATGGGGGCTCTGCCGCCCTTGCTGGGGTACCACAGCCGGGCGTGGAAGGATGCCGTTTCGTTCCACCCGCCGGGAATGGTGGGCTTGTAGGTCAGATAGGGCAGTGAAGCGGCAGGAGGGATGTTATCTTCCAGATAGCCCGGGATGCCAAAGCCGTTGAAAAACGTGTTCAGCGCCCGGTTGATGCTCTCAGACGGTCCCATCAAGGCAGCACCGCCTTTTTGCACTTGACGGCCCGCAGCCCCATGCCGGATTCCGGCGGGGCTTTGGTTTCGTCTGCCGTGCTGGCGATCTGGAAGGTCTGCCCGCCGTCCACCCGCTTGATGTAGTCCGGGAAGGCCAGCGGAACACCGGTGCCAACAAGCAGCGTGTAGGTGGATGCTGTGTCAGCCTGCTCTGCAACCTGTGCTTCCACGGTGGTGTCGTGGCGCTCCACGGCCTCAAACTCGGGGCCGTCCTGCCAGCCGGACACAAAGCCGCCCACGCCGTCCGGCTCATAGCTGCGGGTCTGAAAACGGTATTTTTTTGTAAAGCCCTGCATCACGGTGGATGCAGCGAACGGATTGACCATGTCACATCTTCCTCCACTGATTGATTTCGGATTTATAGCGAGTCTTGCCGTCTGCGGGCAGTCCGTCTGTGCCTGTAGCCATCGTGCCGGACCACCCGGCAAAGGACTGGGACACATACACGCCGCCGGCCGGGAGCGCCTTGTCGTATGCGTCGATTTTTTCAGCCAGCGCCACAAAATCAGGCGGCACGCGCATAGGCTGTACCGTGCCGGTGAAGGTCTCGGCGGTCAGATCGCCGTCCCCGGCCTTGTGAATGCCGTCATTGAAGATGGATCCGCACACGAGGAAATACTGCCCCGGCACTACCCCGGCGGGCACGGTATCCGGCTCAAAGGCAAACTCCCCCGCAATTGGGTCGTCTGCCCGGTCAAAAAAATTGTGCGTGTAAACGCACAGCTCTGGGACGGTCATGCAAAGTCACCTCTTATTCTCGCCCGGTGGATTCAGAGGCGGCCACAGTGGGCTCGGTGTTGGACGTGCCGACGGTCACGACTGCGATGCCGTCCAGATACTCTGCCCACAGCTTCATGCCCATGATGGCATAGTTGGTAGTGGTGGCGTTCTTGTAGTTGTACTCGGTATGGTAGCCCAGCAGGTTGGTCTCACCGGAGACGGTGTAGTTTGCGCCCATGGTGGCATAGTCCCGGTCTGCGGGATCCACGTAGTACAGGTCGATGTTCTCCACGGGAATGGCAATCACCTTCTTCTGCTCGATGTAAGCATCGGGCAGAAGGAAGAGGGTGCTGTAACCGAGGAAGTTCTTGACGTAGTTCAGGCCGAACTCGGTCTGAACGGTGATCTCCTTGTCGCCCAGGTAGTCGTAAAAGTCCATGATGTTGGCAAAGCCCACGACCTCGGTTACATCCAGATTGTCGTTGGCAAAGCGCTTCAGGACTGCGCCCTTTGCGATAGCCAGAGCACGCTGCCAGGTCTTCTGGGTGCCCACCAGCTTGCCGGTCTTGAGGAAGGTGTAAAAGTCGGTCAGAACTTTCTTCTGCAGCTCATTGCGGAACGCAGTATCGGTGCGCTCCACGGCCACAGTCGCGCCGTACTTGGTGACGGCTTCGATAGAAACGGCCTTTGCCCACTTGCCGAGCTCGATGTCGTCATAGGCCACGGGCTCAACCTTGGTCTTGGTCAGAGGGATGTCTTCGCCTTCACCCACGGCGGTGCCGCCCTGCAGGCCGCCGTCAACGGTTGCCTTGTAGGAGATCAGTTTGGTGCCAGGTGCCTTGCGGATGGGGCGCATGATGCCCAGAATGGTGCGCAGAGCGTCCCAGTTCTTCTGGAACTGGGTAACAAAATCCACCTCACGAATAGAGGTAGTGATCTGGGAAGCAGTGGTAAGATTTTCGGGTGCTGCCATGTGTTACTCCTTTGCTGCAAGCCCGAACGCTTCAGGGTTGGCCGCAATGGCCGCCTGCCGTTCGCTTGCGTCTTTGATGTTGATGATCTGCTCTTTGGTCATTTTGGAGCCGGTGTTGGTGGGCGGGGTATCCACTTTTGCGCCGGTGGTGGTCGTAGTGCCTACGAAGTCGCTCCAATCAGCTTTCAGGCTGTCGGCGTGCTTCTTGGCATCCTTGACCTCGCCCTTATCGTCCAGCTCCAGCTTGTCGATATCCTCGCCAGACAGCCGCACGACCCGATCTGCATACTTGTCCAGTACCCCGGCGGACTTCAGCAGCTCCCGGAACTTGGCTTCCTTGGCCGCGTGGGTGTCCTTCTGGGTCTGCTGGGCCTTGTAGTCGGTCAGCGCCTTTTCTGCGGCCTGCTTGCCGCCGTTGGCTGCGTCCCGGTCCTTTTCGGCTTTGGCGAGGGCTGCGTTTTTCTCATCGAGTTGGTTCTGCAAAGCGTCCGTTTCCTCATGCAGCACGTCCAGAATTTTCTTGAGCTTGCCGCTGGTGTCAGTCGTTTCATCTTCCAGAATCGCCCGGAGAGTCTTGCGTTCGAGTGCCATGTGATAGTCCTTTCTGCCCTTGCTCGGGCTGCCATGCTTGGCAATAAGGTTTAATTTGCCGGACGTGCTGCCGGCGTGGTGCCGCCTGTGGGGCTTGAACCCACGGCCCCCGGATTACAAATCCGGCGCTCTGCCGGCCTGAGCTAAAGCGGCATAAAAAAGCGGCTGACGCTGTGCGCCAACCGCTAGGTATTAAATTTCAACATGAGAACTGACGTTATAATCGGCAGCCGATTCAACAACGATTTTGATATGCGCAGGGCTCATGCCAGTAGACTTGTAAAGCAAGCCAAGCTCTTCTTTGGCAATTTCTACTTGACCCCAAAAATCCACCGGGCTCATTTTTTGCAGTTTTGCTTTTTCTGCTTTTCCTGCGCCTCTTCTTCGCAATTCTTTTAGGGACTCTTCATAAAGCCCCCAAAGCCATCGAGCCATTTCTATCAGCTCTTCGTTGGAAAGCTCTTCTTTAGGTTTCTGTTCAACTTTGTCTTTGACGAACATATGCAAAAAAGTGTCTTTGAAAGAAATTCCCATGCTTAAACCTCCTTGTTTCCTTCCTCCACTGCGATTTCTCGCAGCTCGTCAATGTGATCTTCCACCGCCGGGCGGAGGAATCCTTTACCCTCGTTGGCTGCTCTCATACCCCGGGTAAAGTGCCACTTGCCGTTGAAGTCTTTCCAGACCCATGGCGTTTTGCGTCCGTTGCCGTTTGTAGCGTGAACGCCCGTGCCAAGCTCCACATACACGCTGTAAAACAGGTTGCTGCCGATGGTCACGGTCTTTTTTGCAAGGTCTACGGCGTAGGTCAGGCTCTGCTTGAGCGCGCCGCCCACGTAGCCCTCAATATGGGTGCTGTTCTCTGCGCCAGTAGGCACAAGCAGCTGGGCGTAGTCCTGCACCGTCATGCCCCAGAGGGTCAGCACCCGCTTTGCCCATGAGTCCAACGCTTCATGCAGCTGTGGGGTGTTGTCGGTGAATTTGATGTCGTAGTTAAATTTCATGGCATTTATTTGTCCATTGCTAGATCGTGTTCCAGCCACAAAAAGTGCTCTGCAAATCGAGGATCATCTTCGGGGTGGTCTCGATATTTCAAAAGGTTACGTCCGCACACCGGGCAGAAGTTTGGATACCAAGTAACGTTGTAGATACCGTTGGCTTTCAGATAAATTTTATAGTCTTCATCGCACCCGATGTGTAGCTGTGCCCACTCATCGCCAACCAGTTCTTTTTCGTTTTCTCTCTTCCGCCCACCACATTTGCTCTTTCTCTTTGCCGCCCTTGGATTTATACCACTCGGTGTAGGCCATAGCCGGAACCGCTTTCTTTACGGCTACCTTGATTGGCTTTCCCTTGGCATTTACCATGCCTGTATCCTCATATGTGACAATATTTTCCCGCTGCATGGCATTCTGCCGGGGATACTTGCCCAGCACAGAGGACAGCACACAGCGGCAGTGGTAGACCATCTCCGGGGCGGCGTTGGGGTCTCCGGGGCGCATGATCTCGTAACCCATGACCTTGAACGGCTCGTCAAGCTCTGCCGTCTGCTGGTCAAGCAGGCGGTGCATCTCACGGGTGCGGTAGTCGTGGGTGGAGTTCCAGCGCTTTTTGACCTCGATGCCCAAAGCCTGGGCGTTGCGCATCTGCTGCAAAGCCCCTGCATTCTGGGCGCTGGTAAGTGCTGTGATGGCGTTGTTCATTGCCCAGTGGATCTCTGTATCAGCCATGCCGTTGACGGCCTGCACGGCGATGTCGTGGACGCTCTTGCCCTGCACGATGCCCTGCATAACGTAGCGGTTGAACACCCGGGCGTCATAGGTGCGGTTGCTTTCGCTCTTGATGCGCTTGTTTGGCACCATGCGGGGGTTCTCCTTCAGCAGGAGCTTGACCGCTTCGGTGTTGTACAGGGTCAGCCCGAACGTCACGCCTGCGGCCTGTTCCAGCTCGTAGAAAGTCCAGTTTGCGCCAAAGGAAAAGATGTTGTATTGCTCGTCCCGGGCCAGCTTGTAGGCCGTCTCTTGGGCTGTGGTGCAGGTCTGCGTGATGCCGTCCAGCTTTTGGCGCATCAAATCGGACTGAAAGACCTGATTTTGCAGCCAGATGCGGTAGTCATCCTCGGTGATCTCGCCTGCATTCAGCTGCGCCCGCTTGCGCTCGTCCAGTGCTTTGTACTTGGCTAAAAAATCAGTCAGCTGCTCCTGCATCTCCCGGCGGGCAGTGCCGTAGACCCGGAGGATGCGGCGGCGCAAGCGGTTCAGCTGGCGGGTAGAGATGCGGTCACGGTCGTTAGCTTTCAAATCCATCAGCTACTCTCGAAACGTATTCGCCCGCATTTTCGGAAGGAAATGCAAGCTTAAGGCTTCCGGGGATTGGCTCGCTGTCCAGCGGGTAAACGTCCATTTTATTCAATGCCGCCTCGGCTGCTTGGCTTTGGCTCTCGGCATGGACAAGTAAATATCCGCGCTGCTCCCACTTAATCGGAACTCGGTAAAGTGCCATCTTCGTTTCACTCCTCCGTTGTTTCTCTCGCCGCGCTCTCAGCCATCAGCGCGGCCTTGGCCTGCTCTTTTTGTCCCGGGGTCAGGTTGGGCAGCAAGTCAATGGCCATGTCCTGCCCGATGATTGGTGCCTCAGAAATCACCATGCTGACCTGTTCGGCGGTGTTGGTGATCTTGCTGCGGTTGAATGCCGGCATAGCGTTGTCAAAGCCAGCCAGTGCGCAGATCTGCCGGATGAATGGCTTTACCTGAGCCTCGAAGTCGTCTGCGTTCTGGTTCAGCGGCTCATAGGCTGCATCCAGATGGTCGTTGGTGCTGTCCGCGCTCACGCAATGCACATCCAGACCGCCGAAGTCCTCATACACCCGGGTGTGGAGCAGCTCCAACAGAGCCTGCCGGGCCGTCACGGGGATCTCGGTGGTGTAGGGGGTGATCTTGCCGCCCTCGCTGGTGTCTGCGCCTGCAATGTGGTACAGATTCAGCTTGACGAGGAACTCCTGCAGCTCATCATCGGTCATGCCGTTGAAGTTCTCGCACAGCCAGTAGATCTGCGAAAAGTCCTGCAGGTCATTGCAGAAGCCGGACATCACCAGATCGGTGTTGTCAATGTAGGCTTTCAGCCCCACAAGGGTACTCTGGTGCAGGTCTGAGCCCCACAGCGGCACAATGGGAAGAGCGCTGTAGTTTTCGCCCTCTACGCTTTCCAGCCCGCCGCCGGGTGTGGTGACGGTCACGCTCTTGTATGCCTGCTTCGGCGTTGTCTCCTGCATTACATTGCCGATTTTGCTTTCCGTATACTCGGTAAAGCCATCCAACTCGTACAGGATGTAGTGCATATCCGTGTCATGATTCAGCCGCAAGAAGCGCACGCCTGCCTGCAAAAGGCCTGTCTTTTCATCGTACAGGGGCGCGAACTCGGTCAGCTTGAAAACCACCAGATGGTCGCTGTTCCAGAAACCAAAGCTCTCGCCGTGGATCAGGGCGAAATATCCGGCCTTCTGGATCTGCTCATCAAAGTTCTGCCCCAGCCTGTCCTTGTCCACGCCATCGTCCGCAAAGACAACGCCGTTGCCGAGGGAGTAGGTCGCCCGCTGCTTGTTGAGCCGCCGGAAAAGATTGCTCTTGACCATATCGGGGTGTGGGGTGTCCTGCTTGGTGTTTTTGGATAGGCGATTCAGCATCAAAGCGTAAGCCTTTGCGAAGCGTTCAGCCCCCGGGTTTTTCTGGGCGTCGTACAGGTCGGCGTCCAGCGCCATCTTGTAAGGCTCGGAGGTGCAGTGCTGCTCCACGAATCGCCGGATAAAATCAGGCTGCTTCCCGGCGGCTTGCGCCTGCTGGAAGGTCTGGAATGTGTATACAGTGCTCAAAATCAATCCCTCAGTTTCACAAGGCGCTTTGTGCGCACAAAATAGCGGATAGCGTCCATGCAGTGGTCGTTGACCTTCAGCACGGTGTCGTCTTTGTCTGGGTCCCAAGCGTACACGCCAAACTCCTCCAGCGTGCGCTTGCAGTCTTTGTAGATCTTCAGCCGCCCGGTCTGCAGCATGGTCTGCACGTCCAGAATGCCGCTCAGAACATCGTTGTTTGCAGGGGTCTGGGTAAAGCCGTTCTTGCGCAGTTCCGTAATCAGGGGCAGGGCAGAGGGGTCAACGATGATCCTCTCCGGCTTGAGGCCGTTCAGCCACGCCTTGAGGTCTGTGACGTATTCGCCCACGGTCTTTTGCCGCTTCTGTTCGCGGCCGCTGTAGTAGTACTCCCGGGTGACGATCCAGCAGTCTGCATCTGCCTGCTTCTGGAACAGCAAAAAAACCGTTGCGTTCTGGGTGCCAAAGTCGCACGCCACATAGGCGCTCTTTGGAGACAGCTCCGGCAGCACATCAACAACGTGCTTCTTGCGGTCGAACATATCGTAGACAAGGCCCTCGGCCACCGTCCACAGGCCCAGAATGTAGCGCTGATAGAAAACGCCGCTATACTGGCTGCGGTATCTGGCCTTGATGTCTTCGGAAAGCGACAGGTTGTCGTCCATCGTGAAATGGAGATACATCATCTTGCGGGAACGGCATTTCCGCACCCACTCCAGATAAAACCAATGTTGCGGGCTGCCCGGGTTGCAGTTGAACCAGAACTTTGACCCGGTGACAGAGCAACGGGCTGTGGCCTGATTGACGAAGCTCTGCGGCATCAGGGCCACCTCGTCGAAGAATGCCCCGGCAAGGGTGATGCCCTGGATCAGGTCCTGGCTGCTCTCGTCCTTGCCGCCGAAAAAGTAAAACTCGTTGGTTCTGCCGCCCTTGCTGACGGTCATGCAGTTTTCTGCCCGATGCTCCTTGACGTTGTAGCCACGGGCTGCAAGCTGCTGCTTGAGCGTGCCCAGCACGTTGTGCCGGAAGCTGGCAATGGTCTTTCCACACATGGCAAACTGCTGGCCGCTGAAGCAGGTCATAGCCCACTGGACGAAAGAAAAGCTCATGGCAAAGGTCTTGCCCGAGCGGATAGCTCCATCGGCAATGATGCCGTTGTAGCCGCTGTATGCGCTCTGCGGTGTCCACCAGCTCAAAACCTGCTTTTGCCGCTGGCTGAGGGCTTTCCAGCGAAAACCGTTACTTTTCCGCATGGTCGTCCTCTTCCTCTGGCAGCATCTCCACGTCATCCGGCGGGCTGATGTCTGCGGCAGCGCTCAGGGCCTCAAGCAGGCCATCGTCCGGGGCTTCCATGTCGCTCTGGCCGTCTAACACGGCAAACTTGTCCACGATGGTGCCAAAAGCGGTGGAAAGCTGCGGCAGCGTCGCTTCTGCGATCTTGTCCGGGTCTGCCATCGCCTGAAGGTACAGCCCGAGAAGATTTTGTGCTTTCCCTCGCTTGCTCTCTAGGTATGAAAGCATATCCTGCGAATTTTCCCGCTTTTTTTGTGCACACAAACGCGCACTCTCCGGATCTTCCTTCACGACTTTCTTAACCGTCGCGTCTGAAACATCGTTCAACTTTGCAGCGGCGCGGTAGCTTTGGAGTTGCACATAGTCAGCAACGATCTTCTTTTTTTGCTTATCTGTCAGTCGCCTTGCGCCCACCGCCACCACCTCTCTAAACTCATGCAAAAGAAAAACCGCCCGGAAATCCGAACGGTCAAAATATCGAATGTGCCGCTTGCAGGGCTCGAACCTGCACACGTCCGGTTATGAGCCGGATGCTCTGGCCGACTGAGCTAAAGCGGCATAAGAAAAACCAGCTTTGCTGCATGGAGCTCATTATGCAAAAAGCTGGTTTTTAATCGTATTGTATCAGCAGCGGTTAATCCACACGGATAGCAGGCCGTGCTCCTTGGATACAGCCACGGCCTCCGATCTCTGCCCGAGGCTCGCGTTTTGTGTGGTCTGCGCGGAAACCGAAACGCCGCGCATAGCGCACAAAGTGGCTTTCTTTGTTGCTGATCGGTAAGGCCGAGAGGATAAGTCCAGCGCCGAGACGCGTCAAAAACTTTGCCATGTCGCAAATCAGTTCTTTCAAGCGCTCAAACATTTGTATGCCTCCTCTCCAAAAGTGTCCACTGTGGACACTCTAAAATCGCGCTAGCCGCCAGCTGGATTTGAACCAGCACCCACGGAATGGATGTGCGCAGTGGTTGCCTGTGCAGTGATGTTCCCGTGGTGTCACCAACGTGGTCCCGCCTTAAATGGGCGGCGCTCTGCCAATTGAGCTATGACGGCATATAAGCAGCGCCCGTGCATTCAGTTCGTTGGACATGCGTCAAACGGTGGGCACTGCTGCATCCGGAACTTTCGCGGCCGGATGCCCCGCTATTGCGCGGCCCGCTCTAGGGCACGCAAGCACTCCCGGCAGGGTTCGAACCTGCAACATGCGGTTTTGGAGACCGCTGCTCTACCTCTTGAGCTACCGGAGTATAAAAGCCGCCCTTGGAATCGAACCAGCCGTGTCTACACACACGCGCCGCGCTCCACATTGCGCTCAGGCGGCCATATAAAAACAGCTCCGGTTCTCCGCCGGGGCTGTTGGTTGGCGCACATCCTGTCAGGAAAGCTACACCTTGGCAAGGATTCTAAGGCCTTTTCTTGGCACGGGAGGTTGCACGTGCGGCCTTGCGGGTTGTCTAGTCCATGCGCCATACGGTGCGATACGGCGGAATCGAACCGCCTCCTGTCTCTCATGAGCGGCAGGCTGCCTTTATTTCAGTGTATCGCATAGAAGCAGCCCGCGAAACGTGAAGAGAGAGCAAAGCCCGGTACCTGCAAGCAGAAAAGGAGGAAAATGCCAAGAAGGGACACGTTTCGGAGGCTGCGTGCATCGGTTTGCCTTTTGGCTTTTCCGATGATACAATTTTACACCATGCGATAGTGAAACCGCAATGTAATGACAGTGCAATGTTTTTAAAGGCTCAGCTCCTCCATTGCTTTGCGCCGCAAGACATAGACCATGCGCAGAGAGTAATTCATATCTTTTGCGACCCTGTCCCACGTGAGGCAATCGAGATAGTACTTGTACAGCACCGTGTATGCTTTTTCGTTCTGGATCTGACCGAGCGCGTTTCTGATCTCGAGGAACAGCCTGTCGCAGACCGCTCTTTGCTCATAAGCACGGCGTTCAGCTTCCTCCTCGCGTTCCACCGCCCGGGCAAGGCTCTGGCCATCTTTGCTGCCGCCGGGGGCCGCGCTGAGGCTCTGGGTAATGTGCCGGGTGGCCTCCTGCGCTTCGGCCAGACGGTCAGACAGCAAGTAGTATCTTTTCTCTGCTTCGCGGTAGCGGTTCAGCCACGCCTTAACGGCGCGGAAATCGGTTCCGGCCGGCTTCGTCGTGTCAGTGTCAGGTATCCATGTGGGGGTCATTGTTGCTCCTTTCTTCAAAATCGTAGCAATATTCGGGCGGATTTATGTATCCTTCGTCTTTGTCACCGCTCCGGCAGATATAGTGATATCCGGATTCTGACGCCCCAAATTTTTGCTTTAAGAATACGCACCGGTCGCAAAGGCAAGGTTTGTTTCGGTTGAGCCACCGCTTGAAATATTCAATTGGGTTGCCATCGCTAAGAACAAACCAGATGAAAAGCCCTGCAAGTGTTGCCATGAACAGTGTGCTTGCAGCTTCAAATAGCATATCAAGCATCTTACTCCTCCATTCTTTCAATCTCAATTTCCGCCCTTGGGTTCTTCCGGTCAAGCTCCACCCGGCTGCCATCGTGGGCGGCAACGATGTGGCTGTTGTCGTCCTCCAGCACGCGGGCTTTCACCAGAATGTCCGTGGTCGCCTCGATGAGGTTTGCCAGATCGACCCGGCGGGCGGTTTTCATGTAGTACACGCACCTCACGTTCACGCGGGCAGAGACAGGGCTGCGCGGCCTTTTGATTTGCCGCAGGCAATCCGTCTCATAATCCACGTAGGCCTTGCTAGGGGCCACAAAGCGCCCGCCTGAGCGGCTTTTGAGGATGCGTGCAGAGTTCTTTTTGGTGCGCGGGTCGCCGTAGAGGGTCAGCTTCATCTGCCGTCCTCCACATAAAACCAGGATTGCGGTGGACGCTGAATCTCTACAGGCTCATAGCCAAATTTCGTTGCCCGCAGCCTTGTAAAATCGCTCAACGGTCGTGGGCGGTCGTAAATTTTCAGGTCGGAAATGTGCCAGCCATACAAGTCTTTCAAATCTGCATACATCAGTCCGGACTTCCATCCGGCATAGTCTTTGACTTGCGGTACTGTGAGACAGCTTCCAGCAATTGCAGATTCGATATCTTCTTTGACGACACAGTATTCAGGGCCAATGCGTCGGATGTCATCGCAGACGAACTCACCAATAACCATCTGCATGGCGCTGTCTATATCATCTGGCACAGCAATTCCATCCCATGTGATAAACTTGGTCTTTCCGTGATAGATTTCTCCGTCATAAGATTCTTCGCCATCTCTGAAAATCGTAATGAGTTTCTTTGGAGCTTTTGTGCAGTAGATATAGCATTTGAACGGAACTTCAAGGTTCGGCGCATTTTTGCGAATTTCAACCGTTTTCCGCAGGTTTGCGATTTTCTTGCACCACTCAGGCCGGATGCTCAGCAAGATAGCTTTCATTTTTTCATCATCCCTTCCATTGCCAGTTGCTCGCACTGCTTTTCAGCTTCCCTGCACTGCTGGTCATACTCAAACAGCATATCTGCGTACTCATTGCCCACCCTGCGGATGGCCGTTTCCAGCATCTCCGTCACAAGGTCGTGATACTTGTCTGCGCCCTTGCGGCTGTTTCTGGCAGCTTCCCGGGCTTCCCACAGGTCGGTGAGTTTGTCCCGCCTGTCAGAGGTGATCTCGCCATAGCCGTAGGCATCCTGGATCTGCTCCATGCTTTCCCAGCCTTCCAGCTCAGCAAAGGGGTCAGCTTCAGCCTTTGCCATGCTGCGAGCTTTGGTCTTTTTCTTGACGTACCGGGTCAGACCGTCCTGCATCACAGCGCGGGCATCGTCCATCGCCTTGCGGATGGCCTTGACCTCCCGCTCTCTTTTGAGCTGGTCGGGCTGGCTGGCCCACTCGGCCATCAGCTCGGATTTCGTTTTCGGCTTCATGTGGTCGCCTCCTGAAATAAGCTCGTCTGTTCCGCTACCGGCACGATGTACTCCGTCCACGGCCTGCGTAGCGGTTCACGGCACCAGAGCATTTTCTCTTCGTTTTCGGTCATTCGTTTTGCAAGCCGGGCGGCCTCTTCTGGCGTGTAAAACAGCTTTTCACCGATGTCCTTCAGTGGATAGGAGAACGGCGTCATAAACCCGCCCGCATTCTTGCCCGTCAGCCTGATCTCGGTGTAGCCGCCCTGAAAATAGCCGGTCACACGGGCTTCACGCACCACATATTCCATCAGCGGTCCCGCGTGGGTCTTTTCGTAGTACAGGTGTTCCAGCACATGCCACATGGGCGTGCCGATGGGAGGCTTATGGTTTCTCACCGTTTTCTTCCTCCCATCCATCCTTCTTTGTCGAAATCGTTGCGGCTGATCCGCTCCGCCGCGTGGTTTCCGTTGGTGTAGATGCGCTGCGCTTTCAGCTGGCGCTTGTACTCGGCGTACTTCGGGCAGCTGTCGTGACAGATCGGGTGCCGGTCGGGGCAGTCTTTACATGTCAGGTTGATCATGTTCGGCTTCCTCCCTGTTAAACCAAAGGCGTGTTCCACATCCGGGGCAATATTTGTCAAGGTAATAATCATCGTTGCAACTATACCCGCAAACGGGGCAAATCTCATTGATTGTTTCTTCACGCCAGTAAAGTTTTTTGGGACGTTCGCCCGGCCGTTTAGGCATGGGCATCCAGACCGGGAGGTTTTCCGGGAAAGCTGCCACCAAGTTCCACGGCCAATTTGTTATGAAGCCGTCGCAGGGGTTGTTGTTGATGCTCAGGACGTCACCGTGTTCATTTGCATCAGTCTCAGTCGGTGGTTCTTCTGCGGTATTGCGCCAGCGCTGGGCATCCGGGACGACTGCCGGCTCATCTTCCAGCACATCCATCGCGTCCATAATCTGACACGCGCGGCATCTTACGCCGTTGTAATTTTCGCAGCCACAGCAATATGCTGCTTTGATGTTTGCGATGGCTTTTTCGCGGTCGATAAATTCGCTCATTTTGTAATCTCCTTCGGCGGCAGCGGCATCCAGCCAACCACGTGAGCATCTACACGGTTATCGTAAATGTCATCCTGGTTGAAATAACGATATTCCCACCAGCCTTTAGGAATAAAGTAATCATCGCTTTCTTTATCGTAGGTTCCCCACTCGGAAATTTCTTCCCAGTAGAAAGCGCTCTTTTGGGACAAGACTGTGCCATCTTCGTAGTTAGCCGTCGTAATCCCATATCCACCGCAGGCGGTTTCAAACAGAATCAGCACATCTTCTTCGACTTTCGGCGGGTCCGTTTCAGGGTTGCGCCATGTCGGCCGCAGTGTTTCCGGGTCGATGGTTGGAGCCTCGTCCACGCTGTTCAGGGCATCCTTATAGCAGCATTCTTCAATAGTGAACGGATTGCTTGCACGAAGGTTCATTTCAATGCGCTTGTGCAAAGCGTTCGCGTCAATCAATCTTTTATCGCTCATTTTTCAATCTCCTTTCTTGTCGGCTCGCTCGCCCGCAGCCTTGCAGCTTCACGCGGGGCGGTGGTGATATCTGCCTGCGCCTGCTTCAAAAACTCGGCACGGCGGTATGTAAGGTCTGGCATTTCAGCCAGCTCTGCAAGCCCTCCCACGCTCCCGGCATAGGATTTTGCTGCCGGGGGAAGTTGGTCATACAGGGCTTTCAGCTCTTTCTGCCCGTCACTACGCAGCAGCCCGCCCTTTTCGTCAATGCCGATCACCATCGGGAACTTGCGCCAGCTCAAAAATGTCTGTGCCTTGCGTGCCGCTACAGCCAGAGCGTCCCATTCAGCGGACGGGTCAAGACACTGGGAAAGCTGCTTGAAGATGTCGGCCACCGTGACCGGATAAACGCATACCCGGTTTGCCGCCAAAAAAGCCCGCTTGACAGTATCGCCGTCATAGTCGCCAAACTGGTACGTCCACACGTCAATGGTGGTCTGCATCTCCTCATCGGTCAGCGGCTTGGAACCCAGCTTGTACAGCACAAAATTCATGCGGATCAGCTTTGCCACGTCTTCCCGCGTCATGTCTCAAACCCTCTTTCTCTGTCCATCTTCGCCAGCACCCGGGCAAGCTGGTCGTCTACGGTTTCGGTTGGCTGCTTGCCTCGCGGCCTGGCTTGTCGGCTTTGTTCGTTGGCTTCCACGTCTCCCGGCGTACGCAGGCCGTCCCGTTTCCAGCCGGACAATATGCCGTTGATGTAGTTCCACGAGCGCTTTCCGGCTTCTGTGGCCTTGTCAATCGCCAACAGGATCATCTCTGTGCTGTACTCCTGCCGCCACTTCTGCAGCTTGTCCAGTGCAGAGCGTGGGAAGTCGCCAACGGCCTGCTGATAATGCTGGACGATTTTAGAAAGTTCTACGTCAACGGCGGCGGGGGCGGCGCTATTATATATATCCCCGTTAGGGGATATAACAGTTCCAGTTCCAGTAACAGTTCCAGTTCCAGTTCCAGTAACAGTTCCAGTTCCAGTTCCAGTAACAGTTCCAGTTCC